TAGGAACGACTACACATGTCTGTCATCCAAACTGTCAAGAAGCCCCACCGTGCCAAAGGTGGTAAGAAGAACCGCAAGCACGGACGTGGGACGCGTAAAGTTTCAAAATCCAGATTCGTTTCGTACGCTGGATTATTTCAAGCAAGTAAGGAGAGAAAGCGTCTTCGAGGTATCTCAAGACTCGCTAGACTTGCTCGCCGCGCTGCAAAGAAATTGGGCTGGTAGGTAAATGGGATACTGCTTCGCTTGCACCGAAGCGTTGGGAGTTCGATTCTCCCTCGGTCCACCAATTTAATAAGGTGGTTGTGTTCTCATCAACAGAAAGGTCTGTTGAATCACAGTGAGTGTCGAGAATTCAACCGGAGCGCAAGCCCGTACTCACACTTGCTAAATTTATGTATCCTGTTAGCAGACTGGTCGTATGCGCCTCTCCTACAAAGAGGAAGGAAGTGTTCGATTCACTTACGGGATACCAATCTTGACCTGAGGGTAAAACCGAGGGTCGCCAAATTTGAGTCACAGCTAGCGGGTAGTACATCGCTGTCGCATGTATCCGGGGCTGGTAAACAATCACGACAGGAACGTTTACAAGACTCAATTAGTTTCGAGGGCCGCTCGTATATCGTATAATGCACAGCGCTACGAACGCTGGGAGCGGGGTTAGATTCCCCGGTGGCCTTCCAATTTATAAGTACGGCAGGAGTATCAGTACCGTGTCGTACTCAAAGTTCTACTGGCATGTCGTATCAATTGGTAATACACCTGACTGTTAATCAGGAGGATGTGCGTTCGAATCGCACTGTGCCAGCCAAATTTAAGTCGTGAGTGCCGTTAGTGTCGGGTTACTTCTCTGATAAGAAACGTGGGTAAAACCACTCTCCTGATGCGTTTGTTGCCTCGCGACTAAGTTTCGAGCACGACTCATACAGCGGTCTAGTATCCGGAGCTTGTACCTCCGTCACATTCGTTCGAATCGAATGTTGTGCTCCAGATTTTACAAATACATACAGCGGTCAAGGACCAACGTTATGTCAAATAGAAAAGCAGTTGAAACATTAGGCATGCCGCAGGGTACTGCATCCGGCAGACTCCGTAAGATGCTCTTATTTAGGCAGTTAAAGAAGCACGATGAAAACATTTGTGTTCGATGCAGTGGGGTAATTGAAACTGTTGAAGAATTAAGTGTAGAACACATTAAGCCGTGGGAGGGTATATCGGCTGAACTATTTTGGGATTTAGACAACGTTGCTTTCTCGCATATGAAATGTAATGTGCCACATGTTCGGCATGGAGCACCGTGGAGAAAGATAGCAGCACCTGAAGGCCAATCATGGTGTTTTGATTGTGAGTCTTTCAAAGTAGTTGAAGAGTTCGATAAAAATGCAATTCGTTGGAATGGGTTGCATTCTAAGTGCAAATTTTGTAAGAGCAAACAAAACGCTCTACGAAATAGAAGAGTTTCTGCTTGACTCGTATAAAGGTAATACGGCGGTTCCGTAAACCGCGAATTAAAGTTCGAGTCTTTAGTCAAGCTCCAGATTTGCTTCGTTCGTCCAATGGGAAGACGCAGCTTTGGTAAAGCTGAAACGATGGTTCGATTTCCATCACGTAGCTCCAGATTTTACGGTGTGGTCGCGTAGCGGCCTATCGCACTGTCCTGTCACGACAGACCTCACGGGTTCGAATCCCGTCCGCACCGCCATTTTGAGGAGAGCCATGAAGAAAATATTGATTCTGATTGCGTTCTTAACATTGTTTGCTTTGCCTGCACAAGCCCAGCGTGGTCATCAAGGGCATGCTAATGCTCACGCAAATAGAAGTGTTCACGAGCACATGAACGGTCACATGGACCGTCGTAGCTTCGGGCCAGAGCATAGAACGCATTTCAGCCGTAATCACTATCGTTGGTTCGGCGGACGCAGAGAATATTTCTATGGCGGGTTCTGGTTCAATTGTGGACTAGGCTTGTGGCCGGATTGGTTTTTCGAAGATGATGTTTACTTCGTAATAGGCGAGGATGGATGTTGGTACGCGCACAGTTACTATCATCCGGGTTTGTTTATCCGAGTCTATAGGTTTTAATCGCCCTATCGTTTAACGGTAGGACACGCGGTTCTCAGCCGCACGGTCGGGGCTCGACACCCCGTAGGGCGACCATAATTTTCAGTGGCGAAGTCGTCTAGTGGACAAGGACATCGGCCTTTCAAGCCGAGAACAAGGGTTCGACATCCCTTCTACGCTACCAAGTTTCAGCACACTACAAGTGGTATCTGTAGTGAGCGTAAGGTTTGTAGTAAAAGTTTATGCATAGACGTAAATTTTTATCGATGTTGGGAATCGCCCCAGCGGTAGTGAAGTTAGCTCCGCTAATGAAGTTTATTCCTGAAACAGACCGAAAATACTATCTTCGTAAACGCGATGAAGTAGGACCGGGCGGCTGGGTGAGCTATAGATTTAAGTATACGGTGTCGATTGCGCCGAATACAACATTTAGAATGCGTTACATAGAGTAAAGTTTAATCCCCTGTTGGCGGAATTGGGAGACGCGCTGGTCTTAGAAACCAGTGCCTTCGGGCGTGAGTGTTCGAGTCACTCATGGGGGACCAAATTTAATAGCAGGGAGAATGGGTATTCAATCTGGTCTCATAAACCAGACCCCGTGGGTTCGACTCTCACCTCTGCTACCAGTTTCGAGCGTAGTTAGTTTAACGGTAGAACTCAACCTTGCCAAGGTTGGGGTGTCGGTTCGACTCCGATACTTCGCTCCAAGTTTTGAGCAGGTATAGTGTAACGGTAGCACCTCATCCTTCCAAGTTGAGTGTCTCGGTTCGAATCCGTGTACCCGCTCCAAGTTTCCGCAGGTTGTTAGGACAATGGTAGTCTGCTCGCCTCCAAATCGAGCGACGGGAGTTCGATTCTCTCACTTCCTGCCAAAAGTTTGGAGGAATAGCATTCAGGAATGCGCTGGTGTGAAAGCCAGAGAAGCGGGTTCGACTCCCGTTCTGTGTCCGTTGACTGCTATTCCCGGTTTACCGTGGCGTTGTTAAGGGTTACTTCCTCCACCAAAAGTTTTGGCCCTGTCGTTCAATGGACAGGACGGCAGTCTTCTAAACTGCGAACGAGGGTTCGATTCCCTCTGGGGCCTCCAATTTTATATCCCTGTAGCTCAATGGATAGAGCCACAGACTCCTAAGCTGAGGACGCGAGTTCGATTCTCGCCGGGGATTCCAAGTTTGTTAGAAGGTGTTATGAGAATACTCCGCAGTTTAATTCTCGGGGCTGCATTAATCGCAGCGCCAGTGTTTGGGCAGGTTAAGCCCGAAGAGAAGACTGCCATAGAGTATAACATTACGAGTTGCGGTGGTAGAGATTTTACTGTTATACATTCTATTTTGAGTTCCGATAGAAAGCATCTTACCTTTGGAACTTATTTAACGAGTCCGACAACGGTTAAGAGTGATGAGCCTCCGTTGGTTCTTGACATCGAAGAACAGCCGAAGAATGACGACGGCGTGATTCAGTTCAAGGGAACGGGAACATTCGAAGACGCCAAGCTTGAGATAGCTGGTGGAAGACTCGGAAACAGAATTATCGGACTCATGTACGCGAATGGTAAGTTGTCCCATTTGTATTACGGGTTTGTTGGACCGATTGATGACATCTTCATCGGCGTAGAAGACAGCGAAAAGACTTGTTCGGATATGCGTAAGACAGATGACGAACAAGAACTTTTAGAGAAGTTAGTGAAATTTTTGGCAGAGGGGTCTACAAGACTCGTGCCTAAATCTTAACAGAAAGAATGTGATGAAGCCAAATAGATTTCCACCAACTCAATTATCAAATTGGCGTGATTGGGAAAAGTACTTCGCTTACATATTTAAAAAGTACAAGATTACTCGGGAAATGTACGATAAGGCGTCTAGTAAACAAAAAGGACGTTGCGGAATATGTAATAAAGAAACCGCTCTTGTGCCCGACCACTGCCATCGAACAGGAAAGTTTCGAGGTCTTTTATGTAGCGGATGTAACGGAACTTTAGGCTTGTTTGAAAAGTTTTGTAAGAAAACGTGGCGTAAACGTTTTGCAAAGTATCTCGGTAAAGATTTGATGCAATAAGCTTAATGGTAAGCCGGACAATCGCGGAGTAAACGTAAGTGCGCTTCGAGGAAGTTCAGGACTACATTAGACAGAGAGCCGTGGAAGTTGCGGGCACCGTAAGGTGACGGGTAAGGCTTTGTGTTGAATAGTTCGCCTCATAAGCAAACTATCAGCCATTCGAGCAAAGGCACTCCACTCTCGTAGCAATCTCAAATAGGGCTGGAGCGTTGTCTAGCGCTGTGATAGCCGGGTTGAGAGCACACGATGTAATGTCGTGAGTCCTTACAGGACTAGATGGATGATTGTCGGGCCGCAAGGCTTACAGAATCCTGGCTATAGGCTAACCATAAAGACTCACATGGCCATGATAATTAACATGGTCAAGAAAGGCTGAGTATGAAAAAACTAATCAGCTTGGTTGCTTTGTTCTGTTTGTTATCCGTTCCGGTCCAGGCTAAACCCTGGTACAAGGATTGGAAGGTATGGCTCGTGATTGGCGCGGCTGCTGGGTCTTCTATCGCTCTTTCAAAGACTACGCATGATTGCCGAGCTAGGCTTGAGCCCGGTACTTGCTTTGGAGAGTACTCAGAACCTGCTGCTATCCGAGGGCTCAACATCGCGGGTACCGCAGGCATGACTGCTATCAGCTTGTGGGGCCGTCACGAGCACATTAAAGAATGGGCGGTGCCAGCACTAGGTATGGCTACATTTAACGGCATTGAGTCTTATAAGCAGGCTAGCGCAACATGTCCTGCTGGTCAGAACCCAATCATGGGTATGTGCCGATAATCGAGGAAGGTTGACGGAACGGTAACGTACTGGTTCGCTAAACCTGAGTCAACCGAAAGGTTGTAAGTGTTCGAATCACTTACCTTCCTCCAAAATTTCACAGGGGCCACGAGCCGAAAGCTACGAGCCACTGCCAAGGAAGACGGCTGACGATGGCGTCTAACTGTCCTGAAAACAGAGACACCTTTCACCGGGTGACGGAGTTCGATTCTCCGGTCTTCCTCCAGTTTCATGTGCGTGAACGCGGGAGCGTGATCGCACCTTGCAGGGCACGGGTTTCAAAACTTGACCTTGTACCAACTACCGAATGCTGAAGCGTCCGAGGCGTTCCTCTGCAAAAGGAATCTTACTCAGTTAGAGTCTGAGTCGGTAGTCCAAGTTTATGCTCTTGAGGGCATGTTAAAAGACTTTACGTGCTCTTGAGAGACGATTGAAAGGATATATGAAAAGAAAATTGTTCGCGGTAGTCCTAGCCGTCATGTTCTTGTTAAGCACGAAGCCAGTATGGGCAAACGGGGCTGCTCCACCGCCACCGGACGGCGGTTACAATCCGAACGTTGTGCCGTGTCTTTTAGTACCTTTTCCGTTCAACACATATTATTGTGCTCAGTTGTTTCTTGGGACGTAAAAGTTTTTATCCGGGGTGACGATGACTTCAAAACCCTGGACCATTGGAAGCTAATGTAATCGGTAGCATCACGCTCTTTGAAAGCGTTCGTGAAGGTTCGAATCCTTCGCCTCCAACCAATTTTCTATTCGGAGATAGTGTAATAGGCAACACGGGTGGCTCTGAACCACCAGGTCAAGGTTCGAATCCTTGTCACCGAACCAATTTTAATCGGGGTGTAGGTCCGTAATCTGGCAGCGGTCCTGCTTTGGAAGCAGGTGGACAAACTCCCTTGGAGGTTCAATTCCTCTCGCCCCGACCATCTTCGAGAAATCTGATAGTGGTAATCTACTCCCGTCGGAAGGGAGAGACAGAGTTTCGATTACTCTTTTCTCGACCATCTTTGTCGCTGATGCCGCAAGGCCCAGCATAACGTGAAACATGAATGCGTTTCTCGTCAGCGACATTAAAATTAAAATATAGCCGCCAGTTGTTTAGGCGGCTTTTCTATTTAAGGAACACGTTCAGCCCTCCATGTCTATTACCAAAGAAACCGTAATCGGTAGGTATAACAACCCGCAGAAGCTGGATATTTTCCAGGTAGTAGTGCCCGGCGATGAGGGCGTACTATCGATGGACTTTGCGGGAAATATTACTCCCACCCCGATAACCGATTCAAATGCGACCGAGATTCAGGGTATTCCGGTTAACCCGACTCCACCGAGTCATAACGGTGAAATTCTTATCTTTGATTCCGTTTCCAACACATACATAGCTGGCGACCCTCTCGTATCAGGCTTGGCTCCCGCTGGCTCTGCTGCGGTTGGGAATCCTGTACAAATAGGCACTGTTGTTTCTACCGACGCGGTAGTGCCGAGTTTTGCTAATGGCGTAATTGTTCCTCTGCCGTGTGATACTGCTGGTAGTGTGTATACTAATGCCACTGGTCGTCAACCAACTTATCGCGCATGTCAGAGTGCTTTTATACCGATTGCCGACCCCGTTGTTCCATTTTTTACAATTCAAGGTTCCGCAACTAGAATTGTTAAGGTTCGTCACATTAAAATAAGTTGGGCTTGTACTACTGGTAATGCAGCACCTAACGTAATTAGGCTTCGCCGTTTTTCTGTTATTAGCGGAGGTACGCCTAATGTTGTGACTCCGACACCGGATGATATCTTAAATCCTGCGGCGACTGCCGTTCTTAATCAGTATAGTGTGTTACCCACGACAGCAACGCCATACAACGCGGGCGTACTTAGTTCTGAGTATATGCAATGGACAACGAACACAGCTACCCTAGTTGGTCCTGTTGCTATTCAATGGGATTTCGGTGTGAATTCTGTACAATCATTTACGCTCAGAGGTGTTAACGATTGGTTCGGACTTGAAATTGCGGCTGTCGCAGCGTCAAATCCGTTGATGGCTGTCAGAGTAACATGGACTGAGGAATAAGATGGCCTTACAGCAAATAGTTCCGTTTACACTTTCTTTAAGGGGCGACGGCTCTTCTACAGTGTTCACCTTTCCGATAGGAAATACTTTTCAAATCGGAGTAGGTTCTTCACTTATGTTTCCGTTTGTTCAGGGTGTTGTTCCTAGTGCTATTACTATTACGACCCCGCCTGTTCCTGTAGCATCGTCTACGATTGACGTTAACGGAAATATTTCTATTACATTAGTTTCTCCGATGGCTCTCGGGGAAGTTCAGAATTTTGATGTTCAACTTGTTTATGATAGCGGTAGTGCGGTGTCTATAAGCCCGCTTCCGCCTCCGGCAACGATTATTTATAATTCGTCCGCCCCTAACTTAATTTCTGGGCAGTCTGTCGGGCAGCAGTGTGATTCTTTTGGTAACCTTCTAGTTAAGGAAGTTCGTCGTAGCAATGTTATAGCCACGTCAGCGACTGTTACGAATTCCACAAGTCCTGTTGTTATTGTGCCAGCGCAAGGCCCTGGAATTTTTTCTGATATAACGGATTTGGTCATAACGCCTGTCCCTGGTCCTACAGTTTCTACGGCATTTACTATAACTATAAGCGACGGTACAGTAAACTATATATTTGCTATGGAAACCGGAGCCTTGACGGTAGTAGCAGCCGCAGCCCCTGACCTTGATCTTGATTGGGACCCTGAGCTTCCTGCTACAAATCCTAACGTGCCGTGGACTTTGACACTTAGCTCTAACGCAGTTACGATTTATGTAACTTGTGTTGCGATACAGCAGAAGGCGAATTAAATGGCAAATTTAATTGTAAATAATCTTCCGTACTTCATTCAGGGAGATTCAGTTTCTACAACAGCCACCATCAATCTTGGATTCATTCCTATTAGTGCGACGTTCGTTGAAGCTCTTATAACTGGCACCGGAGTGAATGTTACTTCGAATGTATCCAATGTATCGGTGGTCGGCCAGATTGCCACGATCACGTTTGTAGCCGGATTTAGTTACATCGTTACAATCATTCTTGATATTCTTCCTGCTTTACCTTTGTTGAGCGGGTCAGTTCAGGTTACAAATCCTTGGATAATGACTGGACAGGGTGCAGCCGGAACACCCGATAATAAAGTTATAACAGTTCAAGGTATTAGTGGCGCAACGCCTGTGCCAGTGTCCGGTACACTGACTGGTGGAACGGTTATTGCGACTCAGTCTAGTGGTTCTAATCTGCATGTTGATGTAGATAACGCGGTAGACATAATTGGAACAGTAGATGTAAATAATTCGGTTGTTGTGACTCAATCGAGTGGCGATTCTTTGCATGTAACCGCCTCATTAGGTAATACTGCCAAGACTAAGGTAATGAAGACTGGTACGCTAGTGACAACTGCTGTCACTGCCGACCAAGCCGTATTGACTTACACAGTTACATCTGCAAAGACATTTTATGTTCAATATTTAAGTTTGTCTGCCACACAGACTACATTACCTGGAAACGGTAATCCTGTAGCATTGGGTACGATTAGTCTAGAATCTCCTATAGGAACTAAGTTATTTACTACTTTCTTAGTTTCTCCAGCTAATGTACAAGCAACAATAACACTTGCTGAGCCTATGCCAATTACTTCTGCGACAGTCATTCGTGTCGTGACTACACCAGCGGCGGTTACGAGTTTTACCTGGTACGCTAACTTTGGTGGATACGAAAAGTAAATTTTATTTGTAACATCTGGAGCAATATGTCTATACAGTCACAGCTTTTGACCGGACAAAATTACGTATTTAACGCGTATTCCGGTATTACAAATGTCGGCACTACCGTCATAACTGGCGGCAATATTGGCTCCTTCCCTACCTCTTCTATAACTGGAATACCTGGTCCTGGCATTCTCACCCCTCCCGCCGTTATTGATAATGCAAACTCATTACAAGCAAGGCTCGATGCACTAGCTGCTTATAACACTTTTGCTGCGTTATCGTTTACTTCTTTGGGCGCATCCTCAGTCAACTTGAGTGTGTCCGGTAACTCTGGTCCTTCGACATACACTCCTGGAAATTATTCAGCCGGAACCAGTATGGATATTCCGACGAGTATCACGTTAGATGCTCAGGGCAATGCAAACGCTGTTTTCATTTTCAAGGCTGGCTCAACGATAACACTTGAAAGCGGTGCGTCTATCTTGCTCGCCAACGGCGCTAACGCTGCAAATATAGTTTGGTTGGTCGGTAGTTCTTTCACTTCTATCTTTGCTGGCGTCTCAGTGATGATCGGTAATATTCTTGCCCAGGTTAGCGCTACATTCGGCGGTGGTGTTTTGAATGGCCGCGCACTTGTTGGTTTGGGTAATTCGAGCGGTGCCGTTTCTATCTCATCTGCGCTTATTGCGACTGCTCCTACTGGTGGAGGTGGCGGCGGAACGACTACGGGTCCAACACAAAACTGTCTTATTTCTCGTAATCTAGGCTCATCCGTTTTGACTGCATGGCCACAGCCTACAGGACAAGGTGTTGGTTCTCCGAAATTGGACTTGATTCAAATTGTTGACAACAATGGAGCGACGGTGCTCTTAAATGTTGATTTTGCGGGAGCGGTTCATTATCCGGCAGTAAATCCAACTAACGGGACTCGCGTCGGACAATTTGTTACAAGACTAGACGGAACGGCAACGTTAGATGCCCTTTCAGATGATACGTGGACAAATAATCCAGATTTTGAAGACATCATTCAAGTTATAAATATTGGCGGAAATATTTCATACTGGCTAGATTATTTGCTTTTCGCGCATGGTTCGTAATAGGAGTTTAGATGGCAATCGACCAAGTTAATGTCGGTACTCCGACGAACATCTTTGAGTTCACAGACTCAGCGATGGGTGCATCAGTAGACGGTATTAAGAGTTCGTCCGCTGTACTGTATTCTGTTACTGTGGATAATTCGGGAAATCTTTTTGCTGCATCTTACGTTAAGCTTTTTAATGCTACGTCAGGTTCAGTAGTATCGGGCGTAACACCGCCAGACGAAATAATTTATGTTCCCGGTGGCGCGGTTGTCACGAGAACGTATAGTACAGGTGCGTTCGCGGGCGTTACATTTGGAACAGCGCTATCGGCCATCTGCGTAACTGTGGGTGGAACTACGGGCATTATACCTCCGATAAATACCGTAGCTGTTCTAGTCAACTACACATAATCGCTGTTCGCGAATTAAATAAATTTAACCCCTTTGGGTAGCTCCCAGAGGTTAGGGTAGAGCGTGCCATGAACACGCTCTGCCCGTCTTTCATGGAGATTATATGAAAAGTAATTTATGTTGTAAGTGCAAGGTTATTCTTACGGTAGAGAATAGTTCTCCGTCGATATTTAAACGTGGTGTGGGATACTGTCGAAACTGTTTTAAAATTTGGAGCGATAGTAAAGATTATAGAAAGCAGTCCGCAGGAATTTTTAAGCGGGGTTACCGCAGAACTCTTCTCGGACACTACTCGAAGTTGAAGAGAGCTTTAAGAAAAGAGAACGTTGATTCTTCTGATTTGTTGTGGAACCTTCATTTTTATGCCGAGTTAATTAAAGATAACTCGTGTCACTATTGTTGGATGCCTCTTAGTCCGTGTGGGCACGGCTTAGATAGGGTGAATAATTCCATAGGTCATTTTTGTTTCAATGTGGTTCCATGTTGCGGGCAATGTAATGCTATCAAAGGTTCGTTTTGGGACTACAAACACATGATGAATTTATCCCCGGAGATAAGGGAGATTAAGAATTTAGTGGACGCTCGATAAGGGTGTCTTCTATATAAACCATCACGCAGCCGGGAAACTAGACGGTGATGCGAGTGGGCACAAAAGGAGCAACAAATGGGCGTCATAGTAAATTACGCAGTAAACGGAAACAATCCAAGTACGGTTGGTGGTGCAGGAACGGGACTGTTTTATTTCCCGAATCCTCCAGCGCTTAACCTATGGAACACAACTGCGGTTGGAGTCAATGCTGGTGTTACTTCTAACCAGCTTGGTGGAACACCGTCAGCAACAAATTACACAGGACAGTTGAGCGTACCAGGTCGTGGTATTTTGAACGGTCAGCGTTTCACAGTCACGGCATCCGGTAATATTTTGTTCGGTACTGGCGAAGTATCGACCACAGCAACTATCAAGGTTAACGCAAACACAGGCACAATCATAACCCCTGTTATTACAGACTTGCTGGGAACCTCAGTACAGTTGGCTAATGCAGCCCAAGACAATGTATTCTATCCTTGGACGGTATCACTCACATTTGAAGGGGATACACAATCTGGCATCGTACAGATACAAAGAAGTGCGATGGTGAACGGTACATTGGTAGCTAACTCTGCAATCACATCTTTGACAGGAGTTAGTTTCTACCCTGGTCAAACAGGTCTACCTGCTTCAGGCGGCGTGCAAGGTCCTGGCTTTGTGCCGGAGTTTGCATTTGGTTTGGCAGTTGGTATTCAATTTGGTGCAAGCAACGCACTTAACTCGGCCAACTTGTTCCAGATGCAATTGTTCGTGGAATAAATTAGCTAGAGTGGGACAGGGTGCACATACTGATTGCACCCTTCCACTACTTCTAAATCCTGTGAAACCCAGGGCAGTCCCGTCATAGCCGAGACATTAATAGGAGTGAAATGTTAGTTCCTTCACAGTTGACGATAGGTGATATTGTTTCTTCTGTCAAGGATGTTTCTATCTTAGGAACATTGGTTGCAATTGTGTGGAAGGCTCGTGGAGTATTCGAGGCTGTTGCTAACTTCGGAGAACGCGTTACTAGGCACATGACGGCAATGGAAAATTTTGCTAAGACGATAACAGATAATCATTTCACTGCCATTGAATCTGAGTTGAAGATTTTGACGGAAAGATTAAACAAGGTGGGATAACATGCCAGCGGTATCCAAAGCACAGCAAATCGTCATGGCCATCGCAGAACACGAGCCAGAAAAGCTGCACGCTGAAAATAAAGGATTGTTGAAGATGTCTCATAAGCAGCTTCATGATTTTGCATCTACCCCGCGTAAGCACCTCCCGTCTTATAAGGCGGCACACGCAGAACGTAAGAAGAGTTAAGGAGTTTGCAATGGCTGACGAAAAGAAAAAGCATGCTGGTCATGGGTATACACATACTCATATCGAGCATCATCATGATGGTAGTCACACTATCCACCATGTACACGAGAGTACCGAGAATAAGCACGGCATGCCGCACCACGTAGGTCCGCATGACGTGAAGGGTGCAGCCGGGGACCACGATGGGATGTTGGACCATTTGATGGACCACACCAGTCATCCAAATCCAGGCGAACCAGAAGCAGAAGCAGGAGCACACGGTGTTCCGGCTGAAGCCGCTGGACCAGCAGGACTACCAGCAGGCGGCGTACCTGCACCAGGTGCAGCGCCAGGGATGTAAACATGGCTAAGAAACATAATGCAAGTTTGTATCGTGCGATGCATCATCTTCGTAAGGGCGGGCTTCATCGTGCTTTGAAAGTGCCTGAAGGCGAGCCGATTCCTCACGAGAAGTTAGAAGCTGCGAAGAATTCTTCTAACTCACACGTGAAGCACATGGCGAACTTTGCTGCAACGATGAAGGGCTTCAAGCACTAATGAGTTGGAAAGATAAAGCAAAACAGATTATTCAGAATGGTGCTTTCACTCCAGTTTACCATTTCTTTGGTGGGCTCAGTGAGTTCTGGGCTATCGTTTTTGGCGTGGCTTGTGTAATTTTAGCCTTCAGGGGCAAGCTCGATGGAAATTTTGCTTTGACTATCACTGCAATCCAAGGCTTGCTCTGTGCTCACGATGCACTCGATGACTATCATGTACGCAACACACCACAACAAACAACAACGGTTGTGAATGATATAACTATTCAGAAGTGAGGATAACATGGCGACACCAGGTAGTCCAGTTCCGGGAATGCTAGCGAATGCTAAAGCAGCCCTAGAGACCGCAAAACACGGTGGCTCAATAGGTACAAAGTCTGGGCATTCAGGATTTGGTGGTGCTCCTGCTCCGTCTTACACAGCCGCACGTACCGCTCGAAAGGCCCCAGCGCCCGCGCCAACCGTGGGATTGGCCGCAGAAATGGGAGCCAAGGCACAAAACGTTCACGAATATGAACAGAACACACCAAAAGAATAAACCTTAGGAGTTAGCAATGCCCCTTACAGGCCAGGAAAAGAAAGATCACAATTTTATTCGTTACCGCCTGGATGGGAAAGAAAATCTTAACGCTCAACTAAAGTTCTGGCCTGGCTTCGTTAAAGCTTGGGATGAAGAGGCCAAGGGCGTACGATACAAGTCTGAAGTATTGTCTCTTTCTGATCTTTGGTTATTGTATCTAGGGGATGCGGACCTTTCTCCGGATGCTGAAGAAAAAGCCCGTGGAAAGAAGCCGAGTAAGGATAGACAGATACAGCCAGTCATGGAGCGCCGTATTCCCGGCCCGTATAGCGATGAAGGCTATCTGCATTTTGACCAGTGGCTTCGCGCCCGTGATAAGGCTCGTAAGGATTTGTACTGGTTAGGTAAAGAGATACTACACGCGGACTTTGTTCCGAATACTCACAAGGTTGTATGCAATCAATTTGTTCAACCGGATTTTGATGGGGCATTTTCAGAAGGATATTCTTTAAAGGATTTGCAACCTGTCTTCGCCCGTCAGAACCGTGTTCCTCGTATTTGGGTTGAGACCGGAGAGTATGAACCGAGAACTTTAAAAGATTTCGGAAAGTATATCCTAGACCCCAACGAAGTAGAAGACAAAAGCAATTACGCTCGTACGATGATATTGATGGACCCTCGTGGGTTTTTCAAATCAACTATCGATGGAATACATTGCATACAGCTTATAATTAATTGTCCTGACGTTCGTATTTTGATTATGTCTGGAGTTTATAAGCTTGCTCTTCAGTTCCTAGTCGGTATCAAGACTCGTTTCTATTTGCCTAGGGGCCAGCACCCAAGTACATTTCACTTATTATTTCCTGAGTATGTAGTTCGCGGTATCGACGGAGATTCTAAAGAACCTTTGATATGTCCGGCTCGCGTGCACGAGTCTATTACGCACGACCCGACTCTAGGAATCATTTCTATCGGTTCTTCATTGTCAGGTTTTCACTGCGATTTTTTGAAGTTCGATGACGTTGTTACCGACGATAACTGTCTTACAGAAGAGACTCGCGAAGCGCTTAGAGAAAAGGCTGACAGCGCTACGAACTTATTGATGGCCTGGGGCTGGATGGATATCATCGGCACCAGATACTTTAATGATGATTATTACGGTCTCAAGTTAATCAAGCACGAGGAAGACCCGGAAGAGTATCCTTTGAAGTTCTTCAAGCGGGCATCTTGGATAGTAAAGCCAGGTTTTGAAGACAAGCACATTAAAGACTTGACCGAAGAGATGGTTTGGTTAACATTCCCGGAACAGGAAACCTGGAAGAAACTTCGAAAGGCACTCAAGGATAACGAGAAACTATTCAGGTGCCAACAGCTTAACGAACCTGCGATGGATGATGATGGCTTCAAGCTTCAGTTTACTGAAGAACTCTTGATGGCCCATATCATGACGCCGGAGAACGCTCGAAAGAAAATCGACGGTGAGATATTTATATCTTGTGACCCGGCTAGGGTGACAAGTAAGTATTCAGATTACTCCGTACTAGTGGCGGGTAGAACTTTTAAGAAGGATGATGGCCAAGTAGCTCTCGTGTTGCTTGAGGTATCTTACAATCATTGGACGCAGTCTCAGTTGGCGTATCGCATAGCCGAGTTTTGTAACAAGTGGTTCCCGTCTAGGACTATCATAATCGAAGATACTGGCGGGCTCGACTTACTCAAGCTTGAAATTCAAAAACAATCTCAAATCCAGTTCGGAAGAAATATAACAAACATCTACTGGAAGAGACCAGAGAACGATAGGAATGCAAAACGTAATCGCATTAAGACTCTTGAAATTCTCTTGAAGAATGACCAATTGTATTTCGGATTCGCAGGCGAAGCGTTAGATGAAACTTTTCGTCAGTTCATAAACTATAAGGGACAGGTTAGTGGAGCGAGAAAGAAAGATGATATTCCTGACGCCTGTTCTTTTCTTCCACGATTTCTGCCGTTCATGCAGATACAACTTACTCCAAGAGAGCAAGAAGAAAAGTATAAGATGGAAGAACAGGAGAACATACGGAGAGCACTAGCTGATGCTTATAAGATGCATTTTGGAGGCAATCAACAAGCTAGGGTTGAACCCGAGCTAGTTGCTCCACCTGAACCGCCGCCGAGCCCAATGGACAAAGCAATAAAGAATCTCGGGCTAGGAAGGATGTTCGGAAGAAATGAATAGGAGACATAGACATGGAGCCTTTGAATGAAAAAGCAGCGTTGAAGCTCGAAGAACTGTCTGTAACTCCTGTCGGTCAACTCACATCAAAGGATATGAAGAAAGACCCAGAAAGTGGGACTATCCTATATAGTGACGAGGCCGCGTTAAAGCTTGTTCTTGATGACGCAGCACAGGCCGATAACTACGGCAACATAAATCAGTGGGCTTCAGGTTGGACGCAGTCTGATATTATTTTACAGTCTCCTATGCAGTCGTCTGCATTCGATGGCGGACAAGTATCTCAGGCGAACGTTCCGAAGTTCACGCTATCAAATCATATCAGTGCAATTGTGCCTAAGATTATGGAGGGTTTGTTTTATGAAGACCCTCCGTTCTTACTTCGCCCGCGTCCGGGTACTAAGCCAGCGGTAACTCGTGCGAAGACAGCATTGTTCTCTGCGCAGTTATGGGATATGAAGTTTGAGGAAGAGTTAGAACGCGGCTTGGAACAGATGGCATTGTTCGGCACCTCGATCTTTAAGTGGGGCTATCTCGAATACGACAAGAAAGATAAAAAGTTTCGTCGTAAAGCAAATCAAAAAGTTTTAGAAACGCCTGTCCCGGCTCCTCCGATTGATACGCCGGATTCGGACGATTTTGAAATTTACATAGATACGATTAAGGTTTCTCATCCTTGGATTAAATCCTGTGATATCCGTACGGTCTTAGTAGACCCAGGATGTCGTTACGGAGATATTCGCAAAGCAAAGTGGGTTATCTATCGAGATTATGTAACGTATGATGATTTAAATCATCTTCGAGATACACCTGGTTATGACATTCCAGATGAGAATACCTTGAGGGCATTCTTTCTATCTGGTCCGACTTCGGGGCCGGATAATATTCAGATAACTATCCCAGAAGGTATGCGTGGATACTTGCAGCACGCAACGCCTCGTAACTTCAAAACTTCCGCCGATGAATTACAGACATCGTTGGAACTTATGGAACGTTGGGATAACGATAAAGTTATCGTAGTTTTATCATTCTCTGGTCACAACATTTTACTTCGTAACGAAGAGAATCCATACGGTAAGATGCCGTTTTACAGTGCAAACTGGAGAAATCTTCCGGATAGTTTTTACGGGCAGGGATTGGGGCAACTTATCGGAAGTGAGCAAATCGTAGAGCAGGGAGTAACAAATCTTGCGCTAGACTTGCTCGCTTACGGATTGCAGCCTACCGCCGTTCGTAAGAAGGGTTTCAACGTTCCGACACAACAGACACGCTGGAAGCAGGGCGGAATTATCGACGTAGATGAAGACGTTGATAAGGCATTTAAGTTTATGACGATGCCGCCTGTTCCGGGTGAAGCTTGGCAGTTCATTCAGCAAGCCCAGCAGGCCGCAGCTTCGACTTCGGGCGCAAATGAAATTGTAGGTCAGGGCGGAACCACTGGCGGTGGTCGCGGTACGGGCATGCGTTCAGGCACTGGAGCAGCCGCAGTTATCCAGGCTAACGCATCTAGATTAGACGGTCCAACAAGTCGTTTGGTACGCCAGGTTTTTGAGCCTTGGTTGTTTCAGATGGACGAGTTAAACAATCAATTGTTGCCAACGTCAGTTCTTCGTCGTGTTCTAGGCGAGGAAGTCGGCGCAGACTACATGGTTGACCATATCGATTTTAGAATGGCAAAGTACGAATATCAAGTACTAGCCGGAGGCAAGCTAGGTGCCAAGAAAGAAATGGCACAGCAGTTGCCGATTATCATTCAGCTTTTGAATAATCCGACGTTCGTTAAGAACTGCAATGATGCTCACTGGCAGTTTGACGCAGTAGCTATCTTTAAGGCATTTACAGACGCGGCAGGTTGGAAGTTCTCTCAAGACTTCCTACGTCCTATGACGCCAGAAGAGACAAAGCGTTACGATGCCAACTCACCTGCTAATTTACAAGCAGCGCAGGCAAAAGCAGCAGCAGCAGCGCAGCAGCAGAAGTTCCAGCAGGACCAGACATTAGAAGATCAGAAGCAGTTGGGTAAGGCAGGTGCTGAAGTTCTAAGAGCATCTACCGAACACGCCATGAATTCGGAGTTAACTGGTGAACCAAGTGCTCAGGGTTTTGGCAGCACAACACAATTATAAAGGAACATAATGTCAATACCGCTTTTGTGTGACGACCTACAATTGGTCGAGAAGCTAACACTATCATCCTTATCAGCGCAACCGGGATTCAACGTCTTAGTAAAGATTATGAATGCGGCTTGTGACAGAGCAACGAAGGATGTTATAAAACTAAATCCGGCAGAGAAGGGTTACCAGCAACAGCTTGTGACCCTTCAAAGCCGTGCACGTTTCATGAATGAATTTTGCCAGCAGGTACTTGACTCCATTGATTGGCAAGTCAAGGATGGCGAGGCTAAACAAGCGATTAAGAGAGAACTTGAAGGCTCTTAAAAGGAATAATTATGAACACTCAAGTAACACCTGAAACTCTCACACTACCAGAAATGGCAAGTTGGAGTGGTCCCGAAATGGTTCAACAGTTGCAGCGTCCTGGTATGAGGGATGCTGTAACAGCCTTGTTGAAAAATAAGTCTCTGCAAGAAGTAGAAGCAGCCGTAGCAGGTAAAGTCGTACCTCCGGTCGAAGAACAAGTTATAGTGCCGACTGTGGTACCACCTGTGGTGCCTCCGGTGGTTCCTGTGCCACCGAAGAGAGTATCTATTGACTATCAGATTCGTGACGAAGACGGTGTAGCTATAGGACGCCCGACGCATCTCGAAGCTGCAACCGAGGAAGAGTTGCGTGCTAAGTTGGTTGAGGCGCATACTCAAGCCACGCGTTTTGCACACAGATTAAAGAAAAGGTTGACGGTTCAACCTACACCAGCAACGCCTCCGACTCAGACTAAGCTAAGTGAACAAGAGTTGGCTGTGGCACTGGCTGATATTAAGTCAGATGATACAAAGAAATCTATTGAAGCCCAGGCAAAAGTCTCGAAGCATCAGCAAGCCGAAGCCGAGGAAACTCAGGCACGCGCACGTGGGGAACTTGCCAGCTATCAATTTCTAAAAAGGCACTTACACGATTTTAATAATTGCGAAGCCAATCAAAATCTGTTGACTGAGTACATCGTAAGCAATAATCATGCTTGGACTCTGGACAACCTTGAAAGGGCTTTTGTGGCATTGGAATCAGAACTGGCTCCAGTTGTGGAGACGGTTGCGCCTGTACCTCCGGTCAATCCGGTAGTGCCAGCAGCGCCAGTAATTACAACACCAGCAGCGCCAATGGTTGTGCAACCAGTGGTGACTGCTCCGGCACCGATAGTCCCTCCGGCAAATCCGGTAGCGGCTACTCCAAGACCGGGAGTCAATGCAGGCATAGTTCCAGGCGCGAACTCAGGTTCTCGTCCTGTAACAAACATTACGCCTACAGGACTCACGATGGCTGAAATTCACTCATGGGATGGGGCGACACTCAAGGCGAAAATGGCAAATCCTGCTATTCGTCCTCTAATAGATAAAGCTGTCGCTGACTATAACGCCCGAAAGAGAGGAGTAAGCCAATAAGTCTTAGAGAGACTATTAGCACATTGAGGTAGACTATCATGGCAGGCGGCGGGAGCAATCCCTCAGCAGCAAATGTTGGTAATATACTGACAGCGCAAGCTATACTCTTCGATAAGGAATTGATTCCGAACTTGAAGGGAGAAACAGATGCGTTCGTGGACTGTGCGGAGCGTCGTGTTCAACCGTTGAACGCTGGCACCAACCGTCAGTTCTTCCAGTATGACACCTTGCTTGGGGACACAACCCAATCAGGTGACGGTGTTATCGGCGCACCAGAATTCGTCGGTCAAATCAGTTCACCTGCCCAGATCGGTGAATGGAACAACTACACGAACTTTTCTTCTTTCGTTATCGCCGCAACAATCGATGACGTTTGCGGAAACAGTGGAGTTGAACTAGGTTACCAGGCAGGTCAGAGTATTTCCGAGTTGTACAGCGCAGTTGCTGACTCAGCAGGCTTGGCAACAGTCGATACTCAGGTTAACCAGAGCGCGTTGCTTGTAACACCTTTCACGCTTGACTTGGGAACAGTCCGTGAATTGAAGCAACAGTTGGTTAGCAAGAACGTTCTACCATGTAAGCGCGGGAAGTTTATGGGCGCAGTTAGTCCGAACGTCCTAGGCGATATCTACAACGCAACGACTGTTAACAACAGCATCGTTGATTTGTGGAAGTACGCCAACATGGATAAGTTTGACAAGATGGCAGGTTCGGACCAGAAGATGGATATCGAACTACCAGGAACAAACATTGTATTCCGTCAGACACCGTTCGTGACAACAACCGCGAACTATGCTGGTAGCGGTAAGATTGCTTATCGTACATACGTCTTCGGCAATTACGCGATGATCGGTGTATGGCTAGGCGTTCCAGGCGACACGGAACTAGGTGACGGCGACTGGCGCACAATTGACTGTAAGGTTGTTGACAATGCTCCGGCATCGTCATATGACCCAACAGGAACAATTGGCGGTTGGTGTTCCTCAACACCTCTTGAGTTGGTAGCTTAAGAGTGGGGTCACTCGAAAGAGTGAGAATTCTCTCTGATTGACTTGAACCCTGAGACGGGAACAAGGCGGAAGCTGAAAAGTACCGTGAACGACTAAGCGAGAGAACGCCGAAAGGCGATGCGATAGTCTGCTCTCATGGGAATTAAACCATGAGTGGTTGGCAGAAATGACCAACTCTTCATCGAAAGATGATGTAACACAAAGGACAAGTTTCACCAGACAGTAACACTACCACCAGCAAGAGGCGCGAACACACAGCGTCTAAGGTTCATCGATTCGGTTCCGGCTATACAATAACCTAACAAGTTACCCTTGACGCGGGTTGCAACCTGTGTTAAGATTAGATTGGGGGAGCGCGCCACGAACGCACTTCTCCAATCGACTCTTTCGTGGAGAGAACATGAGAAGAATATATTCGGATGCGCCGTTAACTCCTACGCAGAAAAGCCAACGGAGATACGAGAAGCATCACGAAGCGGAAGTACAAAGAAATAAAGATTATCATCAGAATAACAGAGAGAAGATTAATCTTCGTTATCGCAATCATCGTCACGGGATAACACAGGATTGGTTGGATAAGAAAATGTTGGAGCAAGAAGGTAAGTGCGCCATATGTCGCAAGCCTTTTGAAAAGACTCCGCATATCGATCATAATCATAAGTGTTGTCCTCCTTCGAAAAGTTGTGAGAAGTGCCGTAGAGGTCTCCTGTGCGATGATTGTAATCTCGGGCTTGGAAGATTTAAAGATGACATTCATATTCTTTTGAATGCTATCGAGTATGTGAAGAAATGGACTAATGAGGGGCATTCTACGCAATGTCCTTCTTAGTTTTAAAGGACTCGTGATGAAGTTTATAGAGAACCCGTCAAAAGCGCCACTGCAAAATTTGTCCAATCCCTGGGAAGGGAGACATATTTTGAAGCGTACGCGGCAGACAATTAAACATCTGCTAGCGGACGGAACCCCAAATTGGTTCAAGTGGCCGGAAGACTACAAAGCATTCGCCCAGGAAATGTATCTCGCTGACAAAGAAGTGTCAGAACGGATGGCGTTAAGGTACAAAATGGAAGACCAAGAGTTATTCGTTAATACGATAGCTCGAAAGGTTAATCCAATTTCTACCAGAGATTTTATCCAGAAGATGCGTAATTCGGGGATTCAATGCTATACAATTGACAACGGCTATCCACCGCAGTCAGTCGGATTGTGGGCTTTCAAACCAGGAACAGATTACGTACTACCCGTGTGCTTCCTCCAAGTCCCGGCGATGTACGAGTGGTCTATCCTGCGACTGGACAAACGCGGTTTGCCTAATGGAGAAGCATATCGCGGATGGCGAACGGTTGAGGTTCAGTTGGTCGAAAAGGGAATCATATCTGAAGAGAAGGCTCATAAGATATTTGGCCGACCCGTGGATGGACCAGTATCACGGAAATTCCGGCACTCATTATTCTGGCTACGAAATCGTCGTGAGCTAGCTGGTGAGGCAAGGTTGTAAAGGCAGAAGTTTCGCCTATTTTAGCAGCGTTGGCAATGTTCAGCGCACAGGAAGCTATCATGCAGATAGGACAAGACGGGCCAGTTACAGGGCAAAACCCTGTTCCCACGGTCCCGATACAAACGCAGCAAGCAAAGCCAGCATCTCAGCCCATACCAGCCGCTCCGGCAGTTATGGACCCGAACATGCTGTATTCGTTGGTTCAACTTCTTTTAGCCGAGCGTCAAGACGCTATGGAAGAAAGGAAGGAAAAGAGACGCGCCCACGAAGCTAGAGAAGCTATGCGCCGTAAGTCTTCGGAATATAACGAAGCTGATGTGCGTCACAAGCAAAGCATATGTACTCATAAGAAGGGTTGTGGACGTGGCTCCGTAAGGGGCTCGAAGCTAGATTATGCTGTCTATTTTCACACGTTCATTGACCAGTCTTCGCAGATACGTTGCCAGATTTGTGGAGCAAAATGGAAGAAAAACGATACAGCCGAATTCCT